TGCTACGTTGCCAACCAGATAAAGCTCGAGACCTACAAGGACACAGGCGTCAAGTGGTACATGTACAGCGCGATCCTGGACATGCGCACGAGCGAAATCTGCCAAAGCCTCGACGGCCGTAAGTTCAAGGTCAGCAAGGCGAGGGTCGGCGAGAACTACCCGCCGATGCATCCCTGGTGCCGGTCTACTACGATCGCGGCGATGCCTGATAGCCTGCTGGAGCGCATGAAGAGAAAGGCGCGCGACATGTTCGGCAAGGTGGTCAGCGTACCGCTCACGGAAACCTACAACGACTGGTTCGCAAAGTGGGGCCCGGGTGGGTCTATGAGATAAGCAAGGAGGATCATATGGAGATCAAAGCGACGAAAAACTTCACAGATATGAAGTCCGGCAAATCAAGGTGGGCCGGCGATACCTACAAATACGACGATCAGCGTGCACAGGAACTGATTGCGCAGGGAGTCGCCGAGGCTCTCGTTTGCCCTGAGACGGACGAAAAACCGAAAACGAAGAAGGGCTCGAAGAAGAAATAAATACGCCCGTAGAGGCGCACAGCCCCTCAGCGGGGCATCTAAACAAGCATGAAACAGGCGAGAGCCTGTTCTTTTGTTATCACTTCCAATTAGGCGCAACTCCTCGGGGCCGAGAGGCAACTGGGCGGGGCGAAAGGAGGAACAAATGATTATCAACAAAATGGCATGGAGACCATTCCTCGATGCAGATGGCAATGGGGCAGCCGGCGGGGCTGGTGATCCTACAGGTGCGAACGGCGCACCCACGGACGGCGGCAACTCCGGCGAGAACAACGGCACCGGCACGGGGACTCCGATGGGGCTCGACGACTTCCTGAAGCAGAACGCGGCTGCACAGAGCGATATGGACAGACGCATCCGGGACGCCGTCACAAAGGCCACAGCAAAGGAAAGAGATCGTCAGAAGATCATCACGGACAACATGAAGGATGAAATGACCCGTGTGTCCAAGATGACCGAACAGGAACGTGATGCCTACTACAAGGCGAAAGCCGAGAAGGAGGCGAAGGAAAGAGAGGCGGATCTGACACGGCGCGAGCTGACTCTTGATGCGAGAGCGGCGCTGCAGGAAAAAGGCCTCCCTGACGGGTTCCTGGCACTTCTGAGCTACACGGACAAAGAAGCCTGCGAGAAGAGCATCGAGGTGCTCGACGAGGCTTTCCGCACGGCCGTTCAGAAGGCTGTCGACGAAAGGCTGAAAGGCAACACCCCACCGAAGGACGCCAACACAGAGGGCGACGGCAACTCCATGACCGAGGTCGAAAGACTGGAGAAAGAGGCAAGAGCACGCCTTGGCATCCAGTAAGAATCACGGAAAGGAGCCACAACAATGGCAGTAAACACTATCGCACTGGCAGAAGTGTTCCAGAGAACGCTTGACGCACACATGAACCAGAGAGCAGCCACCGGCTTCATGGTGGACAACGCATCCCAGGTCGAGTACAACGGCGGCAACAAGATCAAGATCCCGAAGATGACGCTGTCCGGCCTCGGCAACTACAGCCGCGACAACGGTTACGCAAAGGGCGGCACCGTCCTCCAGTGGGAAGAGAGAGAGATGACGCAGGACCGCGGCAACCAGTTCCATCTGGACCGCATGGATGTCAACGAGACTAACTTCGCAGCGAATGCGGAGAATCTGATGGGCGTCTTCCAGACCGAGCACGTCATCCCCGAAGTCGATGCATACCGCATCAGCAAGCTGGCGACCTACGCCATCGGCAACACCGCTACAGAGGCGGCAAACGTCGAGTACGGCTACACTCCGGACGCAACAACCATCAAGGCGAAGCTGACCAAGGCGGTCAGAAAGTCGAGACTGGCGGGCGTCCAGTCCGTCATCCTGGCGAACGGCGCAACAATGGATGCGCTGGAAGAGGCTGTCGGCAACCAGCTCAGAGCTGACTCCTTCAGACAGGGCGGCTTCGACGAGACTGTCGAGTTCTTCAACCAGGCAGCGGTCATCGAGGTTCCGGACGAGTGCATGGTCACCGCGATCCAGACCTTCGGCATCGACGGCACGCACGATGGCGGCTGGGCGAAAGGCGCGTCCGCGAAAGACGTCAACTTCATCGTCATCCCGCGCAGCATCGCGATCGCAGTCGACAAACTGGATATGCCGAAGATCTTCTCTCCGGAAGTCGTCCAGGACTACGACGGTTGGCTGATCGACTACAGACGCTACCATGACCTGTGGGTCAAGGACAACGACATCAAGAAGATCATCGTCAACATCAAAAACGCAAAGCAGTAGCAGAAAGAAAGGCCGCTCCTTGCCGGGGCGGCCTTGTGTGTAAGGAGGAACGACATGATCCTTAAGAGATTCAATGTGGAGCAGGAAGTGAAGGACCCGGATGAAGCAGAGAAGCTGCAGCGCGAAGGCTGGGAGATCCTCGAGCTCGGTGAGAAAGCCGAAGAGGCGCCCTACGAGGCGGAGCATGAAGAGACCTGCGACTATGCGGCCATGACAAAGGCGGAGCTCGTCAAGAAGGCAGCGGCCCGCGGTATTGCCGGCGCGAAAGCGCTGACGAAGCAGCAGCTCGTGGAAGTCCTTGAAAAGGAGGCGGAACGATGCTGACGAAAGATCAGAGCGAAAAGGTGCTCGAGCGTCTTTTGATCCTCATCCCCGACAAGCCGGAAGACAGCGAAGACCTGCTCAAGCAGCTCATAGATGATGCGGCTGCAGAAGCGGAGTCCTACACCGGCAGGGCAAGCATTCCGGATGATCTCTTGAGGGCTGTCGGTGACCTCGCGCTGATCGCTTACAACCGGATGGGCACAGAGGGCGAGCGGAGCAGATCAGAGGGTGGGGAGAGCTACACGTTCGAGACCGCCCCGGAGCAGGTATTCAAGATGCTCGACCGCTACCGGCTCGCCAGAGTAGGAGGTTCGTATCATGAGAAGGCTGACGCAAAGAAGGGTTAAGACCTTTTATCTCAGGCAGCGCACAGTCACGCAGGATGCGGAAGGCGTAAGCATCGAGACCTTTGGCGAAGCCATCCCTGTCAAAGGTGAAGTCTGGCCGGCAACAAGCCGCAGACAGGTAGAACAGTACGGCGACCGCATCTCCGGCATCCAGAACATGTGCATCGTCGGCGCCTACTCCGTCGAGATGGAGAACGGTCGCGAGGTGATCACCTGGAAAGACTCCGGGAAGAAGATGCGCCTCGGAGACGGCATCTGCATCAACGCGGACAAGACGGACGAGCCTGACTACATGGTCATCGCCTTCACACCATACGGACCTCTGAGGATGGAGGTGGAGCGCCGTGTTTACTAAAGGCGTTGTGCAGCTCGCGCAGGATCTCGGAAAATTCGTGGGCGCTATCAGAGACAAGCGCCACATCAACAAGGCAGGCCACATCGTCCTCGATGCGGCGATCTCGAACTGCACCGGCTTTAAGGTGACATCCGGAGAACTCCGGGGAAGCATTGGCCTCACTGTCACGGACGGGGAGGAAGGGCCGGTCGCCCACATCGGCACGCAGAAAGAGTACGCCATGTATGTGGAGCTCGGCACGGGACCGAAAGGTCAGGCTGATCATGCCGGCATCAGTCCGGACATCCAGCCTGCCTACAGGACAAGCCCCTGGTGGATCCACGAGTCTATGGTCGACGAAGATGCTGCCGAGGTCTATGGCTGGCAATCCATCAACACAAAGCAGGGCCGCTTCTATCGAGTGAGCGGACAGCCTGCGCATCCGTACCTGTACCCGGCACTGAAGGACCACACGGAGGATATCTCTCGCGTGCTCAAGGATGGCTGGACAGGAGTCCTCCGGACAAAGTAAGGAGCAAAACATGATCAACGTAAAAGACCAGGTCTTCACGGCATTGGGAGATATCGACGGCCTCGGCTACTGTTCGGACCTTTATCCGGGCGCGAACGCTGACTTCCCCGCGATCCAGTACACGGAGGAGGCGAACAACGTCCTCTCTGCTACGGACAGAGGCGAAGGCAGACCAGTCGAGCAGATCGCATACCTTCGGTACCGCGTGGACATATGGGACAAAGGGAGCACCTCGCAGATGGCTATCGCCGTCGACGACGCGCTCTCCCCGCTCGGCCTTGTGCGCATCGAGTGCGCAGATGTTCCTGATCCTACAGGACTGCGCCACAAGCAGATGCGCTACGAGTGCCAGATAGATGTCAATGATGAGATGACCTACTGGATGAACAACCAGTAGGGAGAAAATAGAAAGGAGCTACAAATGCTTGCAAACGGAGCAACCATCGGCTATGCAGCAGACGCGACAACCAAGCCGACCACTTTCACCAACATCCCCGGCCTGAAGTCCTTCCCGGATCTCGGCGCAGAGCCCGAAATGGTGGATAACACCGCTCTCAC